AAAGAATAGATTATTAAATTCTGCATCTAACTCATTGATGAAAATATCTTCTTTAAGCGCAGTTACAATATTACGGATTTCAGAATTTGGATTCTGGTCGTATCTATTAGACGAGAATCCTTGATTTCCGAATCCTAATTCATTATCGGCAAAGTTGCCAATTGACTCATTTAATTGAATAGTGCCGTCTTGAATGCCAACTACAATAAACTCAAGATTTGCAGCAACCGCAATTAAGCTCCAACCATGCGATCCGGCATTACTAACTCTAACAAGAATTTCGTTGCCGGCTGCATATGGTAATTTTAATGCATCAACTAATGTTGGAACTACAAATTCAATTTGTGTTGCGGCGCTGTAGCCAACTGCATACCAATCAACATAATGCCAATATAAATTAGTTTTGTAGCTTTGTACTCTACTAATTTCCCAAGTCTTATCAATTGATAATTCGTATACTACCCATAGTCCGTCTTGAGTAGTATCGACATCAACTAAAACTTTATACCCAACATCTAATGTCACAATGTCAAGATATGACAACTCTATTTCTGTTGCTACTTTTTTGTCATATTCGCCTAATTTAATATTAGGTTGCGGTTCTGAGGAATTAAGATTAGTTAAATCGTATTGACGTGCAATTGGTTTTGTAACAAAAATTCCATTAGTATATGCTACTAAATTGTTCAATGCGCCGCTGCGATCATTGAACATAGCTTGGCGTGGGCGTGTATCAATTCCAAATTGATCAGCGATACTTAAAGTAGGATCCGGTACCAATGCACCAGTCACATCAATGCCTGCCAAACTATCAATTAGTTTATTAATAATCTTAGCAGCAATAGTGCTCGACGCATTTCCTTTTTGTATTAATTCATACTCACTGTGAATCAAATTTGTATTTTTAATAAGATCGTAATCAAAATGCAATATAGTATTTTGTGCCGATAGATACTCGCTTACATTATACACTATAAAGGCATTATCACGCACGACTGCCGCATAAGGAACGCCCTGATTTTTAGGATTTGCAATGATATCCTGAATTGCAACAATTGGCAGATTTCTCGTTGGGTTGTTCGCATCAACAGTTGTTTTATCTTTAACCCAATAGTAATATTTGTAACTAATGATATTAGTTACCGAATCGACATACATTGTTGATACATACGCACTATCGTCTGCATATTTAGGGATGCCGTCGCCTATATAACTGCTCGGAAGTACATTACTTTCCACCCATTCTAATACCTCAATAATAGAACCCGGAAATACTCTGCCCCAGTTTATACTACGATAAGTTAATGTGCTTTGCTCGTAATCGAGATAACGTAGTGTGCTTAGATTCCACCATACTTGTCCTACTTGATTTTCGTTCCAATATATGCTATCATTTAAACTAACTGCACTATTTGTTCCTACATTGTATTTTGCAGGATCGTAACTAGTTTTATATGTAATCTCTTGCTCTGCACGACCAAGTATTTTACCTTTAACTGGATCGATAAATTCTAATGTTGATAAAATTGTATTAGTTAATTTATTGTATAGATATATTTGATTAATTGCATCTACATCAACTGCCGGTGATTGATAGCGAATTAAATCCCATCCACGTTGTGCCATTGGATTTTCAAATAAGTATACTGCGCCAGCATCAGTTAGTGTAGTATCATCGCCTAATGCAGATACTATAATGTAATGACCAACAACATCAATTGCAGTACCAAATCTGTCACCAATAGATAAATCACCAGTATTAAGTTGTTGGCAAAATGCGTAACGACCCGGATTCTCAACTGCGTCACGCGGATCATCATATAATTCGTATATATAAACTCCACCTGCGCCAGATGTACTATCATAAAGACTTGTTGTTGTGGTGTCAAATATAGTAGTATCTTGATCAAATGTTGCGTACCCTCGTGTTGTACCACGCTCACTTGATATAACTAACATAAGTGCATTACTAGCTAAAATTACTTTGCTTCCAAAGTATTCACCCGGCGTTTGATATGGATTAACAATAATTTGCATTTCGGCAAATACTTTCATACCTGCATTTGCATAGATTCCAGTTACGCCCGATGGTTGACCAGATAAAATACGTAATCTATTTTTCGCAACTGTTTTGTCGCTGTTTAATCGTAAGTATCCATTTTCGTTTGCTGCGGTTACACCTAATAGATTAGCAGTATTGATATCTTGAACCATCGAATCCAGTGTCGTGCCTGTTGCCTCAATTGAAAAGTTATCTAATCGTATGTTATGACCGGGAGTAAATGTTGGATTATGTATTGTACCTAAATTAGTACCGTATAATCGTCCTCTATTGTGGAATTTAAATACTGCACCTGTGTTATAAATTGTTCCGCTATCGTAATATGGTGCGCCAACATAAATTGCACAATTATTAGAACAGATTGTTAGTGCTGTACCAAACTGCGCATCTTTTTGTACTACACTACCGGTTAATAGTTCTAATAGATTGAATTGATTTACTTCAACAAATACAACTTTGCCAACAGTCGGTGGTGTAACAAATCTGATTGTATTAGAACCAACCACAAAGTAATCACTAACTTCGATATTATCGATTGTAACTCTATGTACTGGTCCAATAGTTCCTTCTGTTATATAATCTGATGTGCCTGTACTATTAAATGCCTCGATTACTCTATCGTATACATAAACTGCGCCTGCGCCAGTTTTGCCGTTAACTGTTTCGTTTGGTGTACCAACTCCTAGTTGTGCTCCGTCCCAGCTTGCGTCTAATGCACTACCAAATCCACTACCGGTTGTGCCCTGTAATGTTGTTACTAATGTATAGTACGGTGCCTGAGAAATTGCAATATCATTTTGTGCAATATTAGCAACAAAGTTAACAGTTGTACCAGATAAAGTGTAATCAATATTTGGAATATATGTTTTACTTCTGCTAGTAACTAATAATGAAGTTGCGTCATTTGCAATGTCGGGAGTAAATGTTAATGCAATTGTGTTAGTTATAGAAGACGACGTAGTTGATAGAGGATATTTTCCGGTATCGACTCCGTTAACTAAAATATTTGCACCAACAATACCAGTTCTAATATTAGTCAATCTGTCTACCACCGGAGCAGAAAGATTTACGTTACCTAGTACAATACTTTCTGCGTCAGACATTAGTTGTGTAAGTTTGTCGCCAATCTTAACAGTTATAGCACCGTTTAGTATTAGTGTATTCTGATCATTTACTGAATGTATTGTTTGTTGGTCTGATACAAATTTGTTTAATCCATATACATACACTCTATCATTGCCCGGGGCACCTACATATAACCACGTACCTGTTTCATCAAATGCAATACTCGAGCCAAATCTATCATTTGTTGCTGCTATATTACCTATAATTATGCCAGCACGGTTAAATGTTGTATTTGATCCAATTGTGCGATATGTATAAACATAACCAATATTACTTGCACTACCTGGTGCGCCGACCGCAAGTACGTTAGTCGCCAAGTCCATTGCGTGACCAAATTCTATTGTGTTTGCTGCATCTGGTGCAATAACCATATTTTCAAGGAATTTGTCAACGTTATTTTTAACAAATGTTGTTACTGTACCTGTTGCCAAGGTCGTTGATATCGGATGAGAACCTGCGGCTACACCGTTGATTGCAATATTTCCTGCTGTATCCAATACAGTATTCGTATTATATTTTACAGTTATTACAGCATCACTTGACGCTGTACCTAGTAATGTTAGGTTAGCCCCAGTTGTTGCTTGAGTAATATAGCTTCCTGCATTTGCAGTAATTGGCATAGTTAAGGCAACGATTAGTAATGATGCTTGCGGAGTGCCTGTTACAGAAATTAGACCATCTGCGCTCATTCTAACACTTGTGCCGTACCCATCAGTTGATGCGTATTCAGTCTGCCCTTTTTCAAATGTTTGATTATAATTCCATGGCATAGTTTTATTATAAACTTTCCATGTATTATTTGATGTGTTAGCCGACTGGCCTTGCGCCAGCGAAGTAGCGGCATCAATATCAATCCAAATCTTTTCGTTTGCTCTCCAGCCATGTGGTGGAACATATTTACGTGCATCTTCCATGTAAGTAAAGCGTAAACTGTCGAGCGCAAATAACATACCGTTACCGGAGATTGTGTCTAATTGAGAGGTATCACCGGAATACTTAACCATAATATTATTAAGATTAATTATTGAATCAACTTGATAAAATCCATCAAATGCTATGTTAAATCCACGAATGACAAATATATCATTTACTGCCAATGCATGCGGAATAGTCGACGTAAATGTAATATATCCATCTAACGAATTTGTAACGGCAGTAATGTGATTATCTGTTTCTGTTACACGATATACATTCCAATTTTGTGTAAAATCTTTTGCACACCAGATAGTATATCCACTCCCGATTGTACTTAAACTATTATTTAAATCAACAAAGTCAGTAAGATCAAATATTGCAGTATCAACGTCGTTGATATTTACATATCCCGCTGTTGGGATATCATTACTATAATCACTATGTGCATCACGAGTTAGCAGTGACATAGTAGTGCCAATTGATGATTTATACAATTGTGACTTGCTGAATACTGTTACTCCGTCTGCTCTATTTGCATCTTCGGCGCCAACAAATTCAGCAATAGCAGGATTAACACTAAATGCTTTTTCATCTAATGCAATTTCGATGTACGGATTTGTATCTAATGCACCGTATTCACCGACGCGAACTGCCCACTCTTCATAAAAGTTAATTGCACTACTTATATTATTAAATTCTGCGTTAGTTAATTGATTAACTGCATTTGCAGAACCTTTTTGTTTAATAAATCCTTTATAGAATTCAATTTGTGTTGTGTTGCTTAATCCAAGATCTGCCAAGTATTGTCTCGGTTTAAATCCAATTAAGCCATGACTGTATGTTATTTGATCTGCATCGTTGAAGTTCGAATGTGAATCATAATATGCTTGTGACTTAACTGCAATAGTAGAAAAGTTAGGTAGTAGTCCTTTCTTAATTTGATCTGCCGGAATTGTTTTCCAGTATGCAAATGCAAATTCCGGGGTTGCAGTTACGTTTTGTAATGCAACATAATATTGATTTTTGTATTGCGCTAGATCGCCTTTTAAGTAATCCTTACCGGCGGCCCATGCATCAACAATACCAGAACTATACATAAAGCCCGGGGCACTCAAACTACCGTCCCAGTCTGCTGTTTTTTGTCCAATTAGTTTTAGTCTGTATTGTCTATTACCGAGCTCTGGTTTATAGATAATATCATTAAACACCGTTGTATTATCAAATATCAATACATGTTCGTATTGTACTAGATTTAATTCTGCATAGCCAATAACAGCATCATTTGTTAACGTTACTTTAAATGCAGTCGGGCTACGTAATACATTATAATTAACATGTTTAACTAATTTAAAGTTTTGATCTAATACCTTTGATCCGTGTTGACTATCTGTGATCGCATCTGTGATTGCTCCAACTGTAACTGCATTTAGTACGTTTGCAACCGGACTTAACACTAAGATGCTGCCAGTTGCCCATCCTTGCTGTGCCCAGAACATAAATTCTTTCGCCGATAGTTTCCAGTTACGTGTTTCACCTAATTGTTCATCGGTATCGTTGAATGTAAGGCCTTGTGCCATTAAGTAGCGTTCGTAACTAATTAAAAAATCAGTTACTTGCTGTTGACTATTAAATTCATAACCATACGGTACTGTTAGTTTTAAATTTTGATAATCTCTAAATACAGTTGTTGAACTACTTAACACAGTAATTTTGTATGCATTTGAGTTTATAACACTAGGAATAATAGTGAAGTATGGATTAGCTAAATTATAACCCCGTACACTATATCCGTTAGTAGTTTTTTCAACAATCACACCACTATATACCATTTTGTCAACTGGGGCAGATTTATACAAATGTACATTATAGTTTTCGTTTGGAATAATAATGCTATCGTTGGTACTTGTTGGCGAACTTTGTTCTGCTAATACTTGTAGGTACTTGTGATCACTAAATCCAGCCATTTTATATGCAAGATTAACTTGATAATTTTTTAATAGCGGTGTAATAACAGTAGATGGATTAATTCCTTGATTTACTAAGAAATCTGCAATCCAGTTTATATAGCCTGCTGTTCTAACTGGTGTGCCAGATGATATATCGCCATTGAATGTCAATGATGTTTGTTTAATATGATCATTATTATTAGTTAGATATTGCCCTAGTATGTAATTCATTGAATAACGAGATACATCCATTGATAGCCCAAAATATCTACCAGGTTTTGCTAGTGCAAGTGCTTGCTGTGCAGCAAACGGAAAATCACTGCTATTACGCCATGCCTGTTCAACTGGCCCGTACTGCCCTACTGCCCACGTTGTTGCGGCTCTCGATGAATTAAATGTTGCTGTCATAATTGCTGCAGGACTTAATAAAAATCCATTTTCATCTACTGGGATAACAGTCGATAGGCCAGGGCGAGCAAAGTTTGTATCTATTCCTGTGCGTAATCCGCCTTTAATTATTCCTGCTTCCAAGTCATCCCATAGTAATTTGTTACCGCCTGTGTACGGTGCAGTACCATATTCTTCTTCCCACCATAATGGCATTGCACTAAACCCTAGCATTTCCCATGGTGTGGTATGCGGACGAATTGTATCGTAATAATATTGATAACATGCTCTCCAGCTTCCTGGTAATATTTCTCCATCGATTCTATCAGTGAACCGACTGTAGTTCCATGTAAATGGATCATTGCTTTCAAATGTATCATTTACAGAAAAGTCAATTTTGTTATTGCCAATCCAAGTTAAAAAGCTTCTCGATAATAATTGATTAGCTTCGGCTAAATTGTAACTACTATCTCTAAACTTACCAGGAACAACCTCAAAGATGTCTTGATAACTGCTAACATCTGGCAATTTAATATTATTGTATATACGTTTTTCTAATTCCAGTAAGAAACCATCTCTGTAGTCGCCAAACGTAGGTGTTATACTACCATCATGGCCTCGTATAACATTAATCGGGGTACGATATGTATCATCTAAGAATATTTCCGGAATGAACTTAGGAAATAATCCTAGCTTCGTTGGAGTTTCCGGAATATAGTTCCCGTCGGTATTTTGATATTCTACAAATTTAACAACATCATCTACTAGCAAGGTAACTGTATCAGTAAATGTTATTCCCGGACGATTGGTTTCGAACGTATAATCATTTGTTGAAATTAATTGTACGTCATTTAAATAAACAAGGACCGCAGTGTTACTTAATGTATATGCATCAAATACCTTAGTAAGTTCGTATGTGCGAACTAAAGGATCGAATATTGTATATGTAATTGTGTTAATCAATGTGCCATACGGCACCATATCACTATAATACCACGGGAAACTTGTATTTTTGATTGTATTAATTGTTGTTAAAATTAAATCAACACTTGCCACTGGATCGGTTGGTTGTATTCCGGTTAATGTTGCACTTAGCTCCAAGAATTTATTTTTAAATCTTGCGTATTCTTGTTGTGCATAGCGAGTAGCATCAATAAAGTTTGTATTATCATTTAATAAGAACAATGCGCCGTTGGACACCGGGGCACTGTGTTGTAAAATATTACCACCTTGCGCTTTTATTTCTATATCGCGCAAATTGCTCTGCCCAAGTATACTGCCAACTAATTCGTTACTATTTTGACTTAACACTACAAGATGATTTCTTAGTTGTCCGTGAGTCATTGATGATAAGTCAATATTTTGCGCATTTAGATCTAAGTTAAATGGGATTTGATATTGGCCAAGTGCGCTAGTCATTGAGCTAGTAACTAATATATCAATCTTGTCACCGATTACCGGAGCTGTAGTTAATATTATTTGATTATTAGTTAATGTCCATTGAGTCGATGATACCCATGTATTGTTTTGATAAACCTTAACAGACGGAATAGTTGAATTAGCTGAATTCGGAACAATATCAAGTGTAAATGGACTGTTTAATCCATCGTATATATAAGTTATTAACTGCGGCTGTGTGCTGTAGTCAACAACCGTTGCCCAGTTATTCATTGGGTTAGTTACTTCTCTATCTATTATTTTTAATAGAAAGCCAGTAGCAACACTAGAGTGATATGTGACTTGATCAATAACATAGTCAAATGTATCTGTATCAAAATAGTTAGAAAATTCAATGTCGCCTTGCGCTTGAAATGTTCTATATTTTAATGGGAATCCCAACACCGAATCTGCATTTCCTGTTCCTGTTCTATTATATCCAAATAGTTTAGTCCCAGCGAACGTACTGCGTGGATATGTTGATAAACTTACTCCAGTTAAATCAAATATATCAAATAATGGATCTTGTTGTAATGTTGTCTTTTGTTGAGCTTCCATCCACGAAATACCATCGTACCACCATTGACTACCTTTGTGTTGCCCGTCAGTTACAACTAATGTATCATATATATTGCCATCGCCATCGTTGGCAATAGTTAATTTAATTTGTGCCGGACCTGTTGGTAGCCCTTCGCTATCAACTAATGTTTGCACTAAATTAATAACATAAACTTTATCACGCACTAGTGGATCTAAGTCTTCAGAAAATAGTATGCGCATACCATCTACTATGTTAACTCCAGCAACTGTAGTCAATACTTGCCCTTCTAATTCAGTAAATGCATCAACAGTTGTTGTATCTAAAATGTTAATTGATTGTTTACCAATTCTACCATTGTTAAATAATTGAATATCTGTATCAAACTGTACAATCGGACGTTGCGCACGTAAAGTCTGATCATATGTTACAACAGTACCATTGTACTCTGCAGTTATGCTAATCACATCACGATGGAACCAACGATTGCTACGAGACCAAGCATTTAAATCTTTACTTGCGCGATTGATTGTAATATAGTCAGGAAATGTTTGGTCGGGATAGTTTAATGCTAACTCGTCATTGTATAGCTCAGGGGTAACCAATAGAGCTACGTTAACAAGTGCAATAGCGTCACCTACTCCTTCTACATAGTATTCATTATTTTGATAACTTGCAGGAGTAACATCGGCCCCAAAACTAACTTTTAGTCCGCTTGTAAATTTAATGCCGTTGGGACTAGTGTATGTTTTTTGTCCAATGATATCATTTTCGATATCAATTATCCAGCTTACAGTATCAACTATTTTAATTGTTCCGTAAATTGCAGGGTTAGCGCCATCTTGGAAATATAATGTATTTTGTATACTTGAAATTACAGGAACAGGGTAGAAAAATCCATCATATTCTTTAAAGAATTCTTTGTTTGCATTTACAAGACCGGCTTTAATGTATACTTTTTCATTTAATGCAACATTTTGCACGTACACTAATCGTATAAGCGGATCAACTTCGTTTGTTTCGAAAAATTGAACACGCCAAACGCCATACCGTTGAGCATACGGCACAACTTCGCCTGTGCCGTAATCTGGATCAATATCACCGTCATTATCGTTTACTGCATCTGCTGTCCATGCTGCTTCACCATAATTAGTTAAGGTATCTTGTTCGATAAAGATTAATGTCTTGCCGTCTAACTGTCCACTGATACCGGCATACTCAGGGAACTGAGCAATAAACTCACTTAAAAAATGATTATGTATATCTGAATAAGCAATAGGCGCGGCATAATCTACATTGTACACAGTGGCCATTCCGGTGTAGTGTTCTTGCGCATCTGCTTGCGGAACATGGAATGTTATTGCGCCGCTTTCGGCGCCGTTGTTTAATACACCAAGTACTTCTCTAGCACTAATCGTTGGCGTTGCGTTAATTAATCCGTCGACCCCCGGTTCAGTTTGTATCCAAAATCCAGCTCCAACTTGGTTGACCTCAAATGTATATTGACCACCACGTGCCAATGTAATTGTATTATTAACAATTCCGCCAGATGTAAAGTCATACCGCGATGCACTAGTGTTACGAGTAATTGCAAATGTTTTTTCTAAATCGACTCCGTTAGTGTTAACATCAACTTGATCAGGACCTTGCGGTAACCAATAGTATTGACTAAAGTTAACAAATTTGTCAAATGATAATTTTGGGTCAAAACTATAATATTCTTGATCAAATAACCTTGCATGATTATTACTTAGACCACCGTGGTATTCAATTTTATTTAATAAATCGATATAACTTGCAAAGAATGTAACTTCGCTTTGTTCATCGCGGACAACAATACTCGGCTCAAGTTGATACTTTTGTCGTTCGGCCGAGCTCTCAATAACATAGCTATCTTTACTCTTATATGTAGGAGCAAATGTTCTTCCGATATAACCATATATGTTTCTTAAATTAGGTTCAGTTACTAACTGATCTAATGTAGCTGACAAAAACTTATTGTTAACGTCAGTTTGAAATATGGTAGGAAGAAAATTGGAGGTCTTTTTTGTCGCCATGTTGTTATATTCTCAAGTGTTATATGTATTTAAGCCAGTACAGTTTGGTTGATTTGCGCTGCGGTAATTGCAGTAATTATTTGCACATTATCAACAGTTGCTGCACTAACAATAATTTCATTGTATTCTGCATTAATTTGTTGTAAGCTACCGTATATACTAGCTTCGCTAGATGGCACAATAATAATACTTGCAATGTTAGGAGCAAGTACGCTATGCAAATATGCACTCAATTCACTGAAGTAAAACGTTTCGCCAAAGTCCCAATTTGCAACATCAAAATAACTATTGATACCAGCAATAACACTTGTCTTAATATCATTGTCACTAATAATAATACTTGGATTTTTAACTACTTTAAATGTTGCTTGCAATGTTATAGGTGCTTTTGCTCCGAATATTGGTTTAAATTTAGCAGGGTTGTAAATAATTGTATCTGTTAAGCTCTTATAATTTTCCAGTGCGCCAAACTCTACACCAAGTGATTCGACTGTTGGTGCAACTGGTTCGACTATTGTATTTGTTGTATCATGCACCCATGCTGTATAATCAGTTGAATATTGTTTTGTTAACAAATATAAATCAATAATATTATTTGGGCTTGGATCAATCCGACGATAGTTCGGACTATTATGTCTATATTGGAAGTATATATCCTGTCTGCCCACTTTAGAAGTGTAATCAGTTACTAAATTTAAAATATATGATGCACCAGTCACAGTCAACTGATAAAATGCATTATCGGGCACGATATAAAATAATTGCCCATCTGCATACAATGTAGCTGCTATTTGCGCATCACGTAATGTAGCATACGTAGCATTAATAAGAGCATTACTTATCGGAGTTTGTGTAATAAAATTATCATAACCGTACGTTGATTGAAAATATACATATTTGTTTATTACATCAATTGACGGATTAATAATTAGTTCAAACAATTCAGGATTGTCAGGAATGCCATCGCCGTCTATATCAGGGAAGGTAACTAAGATTTTATTAGGATTGTTATATCCATCGACCTCGGTAATGTTTTTATAAATGTACCATGTATAATCTAACGCTAGCGGACTTGCATTGTCTGGGTTTGAATTTATTTTAAGCACCTTAACCTGATCGTGGACCGTTGCAGCTGTTTTTGGATCAAATACTTTAACTGTGTTATCAAAGTAGAAGTTAGTTTCTTTTACACTCTCAAATACATAATTTAAACCACGATATAAAACAGTATAAGTCTGTCCGACTGTTTTAAATCTAATCAACCAGCTCGAATCTATAGATGTTCCGCTAGTATTACCCGCAGATGCTAAACTAAATTCACCTGTATTTAAATCCCCTGGCAAAATTAATACCCAGCTTGCAGAGTCAATATCGTAACGCAAACCAAATTCTTCGTATGCCTGAATATAACCAACAATAGAATCTGTTAGTGCAGTCGAAAATTCAATATTAAAAACTGCGTAAGCTGCTACTGCAACAGAACCGGTTGGGACACGATCATTGATTATAATTGGGCCAGTACCGTTTGATAAATTGCCGGCGCCGCCGTTAGTACCATCACCAATTAATTGCTGTATTGCAGAATATATAAAATATTTGTCACCAGATTTAGACGGTGTACCAGTTTGTATGATATTTCTTGCATCAAAATAATTACCTGCGCCTGCAGAAAATTTAATAATTGCGCCTTGTTTAATATACTTAACTGAATTGGTTGCTCCGGCACCGACTTGAACGATTTTATCTGTGCTATCGTAAAAATAACCCGTTGCACCATTGGCAATATCAGTCGACAATTGCCAATATAAATCAGTCAATGCAATTATTGGATACTGGCTATAGAAAAACTGTAATGTCTCTGGTGCCGCAGCAATTGGTTTAACTTGATTATAAATTACTTTGTAAATATCATTTCTTGTGTTATAATCAAATGAGAATGTATTCTCAAATGGATCGCGATATAACATACCATCTTCTGCAAAGATATTTGTACTTGAATATTTTCCAGTTGTATCAATAACATCTAAGTAACGACTTACGCCACTTGATGTACGATTAACTGCTTTAACTTTAAGTATGTTACTAAACAATGTGTAAGGTAAGATATTGTAATCTTCACCTGTTACCATACGATCTTGTGTGTAGTATTGTTGTGGTGCTTTTTGTCTAATTTCTTCAAGTGATTCACGTGAGCTAGCATTAGCAACTGTATAACGCAAGCTCGCACGAAGCGTAAGTGTTTCTACTCTGCCGCTACGACTTACATAGTTAATCGGAACAACCATGCCTTGCATTTCGTCGGGCGTAATTTTATAATTAGCGCCATTACTCGTTCTGTAATATAATCTGTAGTTGCCTTGTGGGATATTAGCAAAAGAGCCGTCGCCAAATGTTAAATCAACTTGGTCGGCTGCACGGGTATTAACTTGATAAACAGTTTTGCTAGTACTTTTATTATAGATAACATTAGTATTTGCAACAGATGGCACCTGAGTCCATAATGTATCTGGCAAGCCTTGAGCATTTAGACTATATAGCCATACATCTGTATTATTAATATTGTCTACATTAATACCATACACACGATTTGGTGTGCTTTCTTGAAATGTAAAATCAAGTGTCTTTAATTCGCCTTGTTTAAAGTATGTAAAGAATCCAGTATTCGCACTTGAATTGCCTAAGTTATCATTTTTATAAAGTATATTAAATGGTTGATTTGGGCGTGGCGGCGCTTCGTAAATATAAGTTGTAGCGGCGCTAGTTGGGCTAATCATTTCGAACTTAGTAGGCGAACCTTCTACTCGTGCAGTAAAGCCGTATGTTGCAATAATACTTTGTACTAAATTGATTTGATATTCGTCGTTGGTAACACCGTTAATTATTTGACTATTGCCCGGTTTGCCCACAACCTGTGTAGACACTAATCCTGCATTAATTACTGTAGTTAATTGTTCGAGCCAGTTATCATTGCCTGCGTCTGCCCAATCAATTACTAAGCCCGATAAGTTGATTCCGTTGCTATCATAAACAGATTCTGTTGTACTAACACTATCAACTTTCAAAAAGCCGCTTGATGGAATGTTACGTTTAGGATTGTATGAAATTAGTTTAGCAAGTTTAAGAATACTATCACGACGTTGCGCAGTATCCATAAAGTTTTCACGTGCGTTTAGATCGCCGCGGAAAGCAAGTGATTGGCCTAAGAATGCAACTAAGTCGATTAGCGCAACGAATTCACTTGATTCAATAAAGTCATTGAAATCCTCTGGGTAGTATAAGCGCAAATAGTCAATCATTGACTTACGAAGTGTTTCGTAGTCATAGCTTTGAAAGTCCGCATTACGGAAGGTTTGATACAGTTTAGTCCAGTCTTCTGCAACTAGTAAACCCGTTTGTCTTGTAGTAATAGCCATACTATTTCCCTGTTATAATGTATTTATTTAAAGAAAAAGTACGTAGTTTATTAGCGGGCAGTGAGTGTTCTTGTTTGATTATCAAATCGAAGATTCATTAAATTAGTTTGATTTGTTTGTAAATAACGTAAGTCAAGCTCAATTTGAATACCTGTTTCGTATTCTGTTATAATGACATTATCAATTGATACTCGTGGGTCGTATGCAGCGATTGTTTTAATATCGGCAATAATAGCACTCTTAAGTTCAGCAGTAAATGGGTCGTACAATACGTTCCAAATAATAGTACCGAAGTTTGGGTTCATTAGTTTTTCGCCCTTGCGGATGTGGAAGTGGTTAATTAAGTCTTGCTTAACTAACTCAAAATCAGTTAGACGAAACTTTTTATTTCGTCCTACTGTACTAAATCCTTTATACATAATAGCCATAGTAATATTTATCCTGCTCTAAGTCCTGCTACTTTCGGTGCCATAACAGCAATTGCATATTTTCCCTTTTGGAAGTAACTTGCTCCCGACGTTCCGTTGTTAATATCAGATCCGACCCCTGTACGTGCAAATGTATTTGCTCCACCAGCACCTAGCATATGAGCTGTCATTAGTAATCCGCCAATTTCTTCATGCGATGTCTCTGTTGTAATTGCTTTTTTAGATACTAATATATTGTAATTAGATTTAGTAAAGTTAAAAATTGCTTGCTCTTGTATTGCCGGAGTAGAAAGAAACTTATCGCGACTTAACCCGCCTAGCCACATTGCATCATTGCCTAATGTTGCTGTACCTTTGCAGTTATGCCCAACAAAGCCAGCAGTTTGTAATGCTGCGTAACCCATTTGATATTTGCCCAAGAATCCGCATTGATTAATTGCCATATACCCTGCTTGTCCATTTTGTAAGCGTGGAGAATACGAACGTGGTACTTTACAATCAATGCTCATCGGAGTTGCACCACTACTTTCACTTTTAGCAATTTGCGCCAGTAACGCAATTACTTCGTCTTTACTTAATGGCCCGATTACTCCGAGCCCATCTGCATTAATTAATTGATCTCTAATATTTGTATCAGTTAGTGTGCCCGATACTCCTTTTAAACTTTTGTATGATGGCGTAAAGCTAGTATCTGGTGTACCAGGCGGAGTTGAAATTGGTGCTGTTTCTTCGGTTGCTCTGCCGCCACGATTAAATGGTTCGTGTGTTGGTGCAACCGAAACAATGGTTGACAATTTTGCAGATTGGGTGTATAATCCAGTACTACTAAGGGCTACATCAGTTAAACTATTTGGTTTTATCGGGGCGGGCGCAGTAACAGGGGCGCCGCCAATTGTATTTTGTAGTACTTCCCCGTTTAATACTAGTTTACCGCCTGCTTGCACAGATACTGTTGCGGCATCAATATTATATGCTCCACCTGATTTAAATTCTATGCCACTAGCGCCAACACTTAGTTTGCCTGTTGATAGTAGATTAATACCTGCAGCATTAATTTCTAGTTTGTTGCCTGCGTTTATGTTAATGTTGTTGTCTGCATTAAGATTAATGTTAGTATCGGAGTGAATATTAACTGTGCCCTCACTCCTAACGTTAAAACCAGCTTTTGAATATATGTGTACTTGTCCGTCACTTGCAAGTTCGACCCAGCTCGTGCCATCACTATGCGAAATATATAACGTGTTGTCCGAGTCATTCATCATTATCTGATGACCCGTCGCAGTACGTAATCTAACTAATTGGTCATCGCCAGTTACACTACCATCGTCCATAACAAATGTATGCCCGCCCTTGCGAGTTGAATATCGATAATCATCCTCTGTTAATGTTCCTGCTTTAACTTTAGCAAGATATATTTCTGGATTATCTGCAGGATCTCCATCGTACGGTCTACCAGGAGTGCTAATACCAAATACATTACTTGGGCTTTCGCGCTGACTGCTACTAGTAATTGTGCCTCGTGATTGATCTCTATCTAATCCTTGTTGCTTTAAGATTGTATATTGTGGTTCGTGGATAGGTTTAGGGTTATCAACAAAGTTAGGATTTTTAGTAACTTCTACATTATTTTCATTATATTCAGCAACAGGTGCAAGTAATCCTAATTTGTATGATTGTTTAGTTGCATCATCTGCCCCAGATATATCAACGGCGTTACTGCTTGCTAGTCCCGGCATCATGTATCTACTAACATGAGAATTAACACATGCAATAAAATAGCCGCGCAACGGGTCACCTCCAATAAACAGTACAATAACTTCTACCCCTACATCGGGTGGAACCATCCACATACCATATGTATGCGGTACATTTCTAAATTTATTATCTGTGTTAGGTAATTTGTTTGCTTTTTTTGCAATATCTGTTGTTCCCATAAATGGGCTGGCGTAGCTAATAGTGCGCCAATTATGTGCATCATCTTCGCTACCGCCTAAGTCAGGAATCCATACTTGTAGTCGGCCCGATCTAGCAGGGTCGAGATTATTTTTTACAATACCTATGTATGGATGTGGGTCAACTCTAGTTGCGGCGGCGTCTTCCTTACGCAAACTTTTAATAACCTTACTACCGACTCTGTGATCTATTGCCATTTATTATTTCCTTAACCTGTTATTTAAGAAGCTCTCGTAGCAGTTCTTGATTTTAATGTTTCTTTGATAATAGCAACATCACTCAGGATTTTAGTTTTAAGTGATGGGTTCTCATCATAATATGATATTGGTGTTACAAGTAAATTATCAAGAGCAGTTGTTCTAATTCCCATTGCAGCATATTGCCCTCTAAGAAATACTAAATCTGCAGCACTTATACCTTCAAGTGGTGACCCGGTTATAGCTGCCATCGGCGAATTATTATTAGTAGGCGGCGGAACAGCAACTGGTTCTGTTGGTTTATCAATTGGTTTTTCTGGTGCAGTTGCGTTAACTTTAGCTAACGCTATCTCTTCGGCAGTTTGTGCTGGCTTAGCAGTATCTGCCACTGGGTTACTGCCGGGCGCAGTATCAACTCCATCTACTTTATTAACTTGCGACATATTTGGCGCAATATTATTATTATCAACTACTGCAACAGCGCCGGCAATAGCAGGGCGTTCTTTTGATTCTTGTTTTGGTTTTGTTGTATAATCAAATGCAACCTGTCGAGGTAAGCGCACTGCTTCAACTGTTTGAATAAATTGTCCGTTTGCAAAATTACTTTCTACTTGCAACACTCTATACATTCCCGAAAATAAATTTTCAGAGTAATGTGGGTCGAATTTCATTAAGCCAGTTGTTTCGTCTATGTCGACAGGACTTCTTACTGAAATTTGTATATAAACTTCGCCTGTATCCATATGCAAACTACCGTTTGCGATCAATCGTGAATCTGTGCCCGTACTATCAACCTGATCTGAATCCGCTACCATTACTGGTGGATAAAATATATCATCTTGTTTAATATATTGCGGGTCGCCTATAATTTTTAATTTACATTGTAGCATATCGCCGCCTGCACTTGTATAGATTGATGATTCAACATCGGTTACTGCAAGTGCCGCATTAGTGATTGCTCCACCAGAGGAGTTAACTTGAGCATTGAAAATTACAGGTTTCGACTTTGCTGGCATTACTGAATTAGCATCTATATTAGCTACAACATAGCCGTCGGGGTTTTCTGTTTTTAAATCTTCTTCTGGGTCAATGTTATATAACTTAGATACATTTTCAGTATACGCTGTAATTGCAGTATAGTAAAGTGCATTAAACTCGATATTAAAATCAAGTACATCGCTATTTTCCCCAGTGTAGTAATAATTGTGCACCTTAACTGCATCTGTTATTACTGCTTGTGGAGTAATTGCTAATTTAGTATTATATATTGTATACGGTACTACATTATATGTAATGTTTCTCGCCCAACGTTGCTGACTTTTGCAGTATGCGCCCAATGTTACTGTTGGTATAACTTTAAACCATTTAAGTGGTTTAGATTGTTGCTCTTTTTTATATGCTTTGTAGTCTTCTGCAGCTGTAGTTCCAGTAAAATCAGTAGATAACTTTAATTGACCTTGCAAATAATCACTATGTCGCATAACAAACATAATAACCTGATCTATACTTGTACCTGCATTGATTGAAAATATGCGAGCCGTGTATTCAAGTGAGGAATTTGCAGCACCCCTAATAGACATTCTGTTATCTTCACTTGCTAACGGAGTACTTGCGGCACTTAATGTTTCTGAACTGATATTAAATTTTGCATTTTTAATGTCGTCGTGAAACTTAAACGAATAAGTGTCGGCTGCTTGAATTTTATTTGTTGCAGCTAAGTCTGCATAGTACGCATTAATTGCACCACTATATGATTTAATTTTATAAATCGGTTCCTTACCGACGATTAAATCTGTTGTACGTTGACTCATTAATAATGACGGAACAACCGATAGTTGCCCCGACGGACCAATTAGGTTACCAGTTTGTCCGGCTATTGTTGCGTTAGTTCGACCATTTGCACCAGCGGTGGGCGCAAGGCGTAAATTAGTAGAAGCAGCTAATTCTCGTTGTGATTTCATTTGTTCAACAATATTCTCGGCTTCACTACTTTGGAAAAAGCCAGCAACAGTGCCAGCTGCAATTTCAAAGTTAGCAGGAGTAGATACAGTGCTTAAATCAAATGCCGAATGGCCAAACACACTTGCTTGCATTTGATACTCTGCACCTTTACCACTTGCTTTAATGTCCATTTTTAGAATACGAATCGGAATTCGTTTAGTTTGATCGGGCACTACACCAATAATTTCGCCGGCATCGTTTGATGCAAAGAAATCAATTTGCAATAGATAAGGTTGATCAAGGTAGTTCATTGATTTAACTTCGGGCGACATACTAAGATCAATAATTCTAGTTAGTAGCGTAACACCATATGGTTCAATAATAGTAAATGTAAAATTTATTGCATTACTTGAACGAGAATGTTCATTCATGCCAATCACTGTAGTCATGTTTAAATTATCAAAGTAGAAATCTTCTGCAAATGCCGGTTCTGCTCGCTTAAACTTACTTGGACCTTCATTATTGTTATATCTACCTGCACTTGCTATAATAACTCGATTTGCAGTATAGTCTTGCTTTTCAATAATCCGATTGTATTCATCTATTGTTAGTAATGCAAGACTAAGTCCAAAGGTATATCCGGGGTATGCCAATAACGGATTAGGCAATGGTGCAAGATGTAATTTTTCAGGAGGTTGGGCAGTAGATGCTTCTGTGTGTGCTACCTCAGATGCCGTGGCGTTCGGTTCAATTAATGTCTCGCCTGGTGCCAAAGCAAGAGAATCTTTTTTAGCAAGTTTTGCTTTTTCTGCTGCAGACAAGGTCGTTGCTTTAGCCAGTGATGCATTTTGTTGTGCTCGTAATTTTTCAAATTCATTTTGAAATTGTGCTTGATTTATTTTACCAGTACTTAAATCGTTTGCTAACTGAACTTGATATTGTGTATACTGTGCGTTAATTGCAGTTGTTGGATCGGCAGCTGGTGTATCATTTTTTATTTTAGCAGATGCAGTATCTTGTGTTTTTATAATAGGTATTGATGGTTGTGCAGATGCAGTCATATGCGCTTCTGATTTTAGATCGTTTATAAATGTCGGATCTTTCTTGAATTCTGCCGGTGCATCAGCAAGTAGTTTAGCGTATATCTGTGCTTCTGTTTGTGCCATTTATTATAACCCTAATGCAATAGTTATTGTTTCTTTCTTAGGTACAAAAATTGTTGTTCCTGGCAGGAAATCAAACACAGGATCTTGTATTGTATTTGGGTTGCGCATTGCAAATACCCACCATAACGCACTGTCACCATATAAGTCATACGCTAACAGATCAGGACGGAATTTGTATGTTGCTGCAATTTGATATACTACATCGGATGCAATTGCAGGAATATCTCTAAATGTAGTAATATCTAAAAAGAATCCGTAAGTTTCTGTATTAGCATACGGACTTGCTTTGCTATATTGTGCAGATGACATTATAGGAATCCTCCTGATGTTGCAGTTTGTAGTAATCTACCCGATGCAAAGTCATTCATGTTAAAGTTATCGTGTAAGTTTTTACGACTGTACACTGGTTTTAATGTAATTGATATTGTACTTACTGCTGGTACACGTGTTGATGTTACAACTGATTTGTATTCCATCTTTTTAGTATCAGCTGTTGCTTTTTTACTGCCCCACTGTGGTGCATATATTTGTCCAGTAGTTGCATCGGACATATTACCCAACGAATTGTTTACTGATCCTATATTTGCAGGGTCGGCACCGACGATAGATTCTGTCAGAGTTGCTGTAGTTACTGGAATTTGAATATAATCAACTTCGTTTGGTAGTGTATGAGTAAAACTACTTATTACACAAGGCACATGCGGAAAATAATGACTACCATATCCATCTAAGAATACAATCGGCGGCGGATTACCTGCATTTGCACCACTACCAAAAAACATTTTAGTAGCCGATCTGAAGAAGTATATTGCCGCAAGTAAATATTTGCCTTCATCAATTCCCTGTACTGTAAATTCGCCGGTAACTGTAATATCACTTACTTCACTATTTGTATAAAATTGTTGTGAATAGTTACTATGCATTGGTGTTGCTGCTGAATAATTAGCTATATGCGATACTGCGATACTCGGAGTATACGGAAAAACAACGCCATTTGTTTCTACTAGTGGTTCCATAAGACTATTTGGATTTGGCCCAACTGCTTTGTAGAATATATCTGATTTGTCAGCTAAACTTATGCGTATTCTCCAGTCATCATCTGACCCTGTACTAGCACCATTTGCAGTTTGAATTCCAATGACTGGTTCTTTTTGCACTGCCGCTTCTGCTGCATTATCGGGCAATACACTTTTTCTTGCTGTTTCTGATTCAAATGATGCCCCACCACCGCCGGCATTCTCTGGAGTTTGTTCGCCATAGTATCCGCCAGCAAAACTAGGCGCAGTACCAACTCCGTCAGTTATAGCAGCAGTTCCGCCAATTGAATCTGTTCCTGTTAAATATGCACTCGGACTAGATGGATTATAGCCACCACCACTACTTAATGCTTGCTCGCCATTATATCCGCCAGCAAAACTAGGCGCATACGCACCAGTATAGTTTTGCGGAGCATAAGGGTCGTATCCACCATTGGTAGAATCAACTTGTCCGGGTACGTAACCACCTCTATTATCAAATATTGGTGCGTCTGTAGGATTTAGAGCCATAGTAAAACCTCTGTTATAGTGTATTTATTGTCGGAGAAATAGTAGCAGTTAAAGAATAACCGCATAAATAGGTTGTATAGCGCAATACTATATGTTATAATAATAGAAGTTAAAAGGAATCTATTCACATGGCACGTAAAGTCAACTATTTAAATAATAAAGACATTTTAAAAGAAATCGCTAAAAGTAAATTAACATATTGTAGTTTTATTAACAAAGATGTAACTATGTACGATGCTATTGTATTAAATGTAAGTGCAATTACTAAAAAATCCGTAGCAGAAGCTAGAGCAACAAGAGCAACAAGGCTTGCTAAAGAAGCACAAGAAGCTGAATTATTGCTTGGTAACAAGCGCAAGTTAGATGAATTTGCAATCCCAGTAGAAAATATCCCAGTAACAGACATTGTATTCCGTGTTATGACGTGGGAGCATATACCTATTGATGAAGTTAAACAGAAAAAGTCCGACGCTAAAGCACAAGAAGCATATGATGAAGATTTGTTTGAAACTGAATACGATGAGCCTGCACCAGTTGTTAAAGTTAAAGGTGCGGTTAAGTACGTTAAACTAAACTTTCCTCCATTCTTTCATTATTCAGTAACCGACGACTTAACTCCGGTTATTGTCGGCAAGAGTCATTGGAAGGGCGACTTTGAAACTGGTGGCTTTGTTAAGGATCATGGTAGCATGACGGCTAAGTTAGCTCATATGTTTGTTAAACTATGTGAACGCTATGCTACACGTAGTAACTGGCGTGGTTATACATACAATGATGAGATGCGTTCGCAAGCATTACTTCAATTAAGTCAAATTGGGCTACAGTTTGATGAATCTAAATCAGACAATCCATTTGCTTATTACACAGCCGCAATTACAAACAGCTTTACTCGTGTATTAAACATCGAAAAGCGTAATCAAAACATTCGTGATGACATCTTAGAGATGAATAACTACGCACCGAGCTACACCCGTCAGAATCAAGGCGGCAGTTGGGGCGGAGGTGGCGGACACGGAGCCGACGAATAGTTTGGCAATATTTTCTTTTGACTTCACTGGGTTAAGTAGTATACACTAACTATATGGCAAATTTATTTAAAAAAGCAGCAGTTCTGACTGACATACACTTCGGGCTTAAAAGCAATAGTATGCAACATAACGAAGATTGTTTAAACTTTGTTAAGTGGTTTATTACTAAATCTAAAGAAGAAGGTTGTGATGTTTGTTTTATGA